AATGAGCACACACCCGACCTTCGGCCAGCTACTCGCCGAGGCTCGCTACGACAAGGGCTGGACACAGTACGAGCTGAGCCGGCGCACAGGCTTCCAGCCGTGCGCGATCAGCCACTGGGAGTGTGACCGGCGCACGCCACACGTCGCGAACCTGATCGTGCTCTGTCGCGTGCTCGACGTCTCGGCCGACTGGATCCTGGGGCTCCCGATCGTGGATGAATTGTGAGCTGATGGCGTTCGAGCACCCAGGCCCCGCGATTCGGAAGCAGCTCAGTGACATGACGGTCACAAAGATCGCGAAGCGCTTGGGGTTCGGGCGCCCCGCCGTCTCGCGATTCCTCAATGGAAACAGCGTGGCGTCGCCCCCGCTTGCCTACGCGTTCGAGATCCACCTGGGCTTCAAGGCCGTGTGGATCATCGAGGAGCAGGCACGATTCTTGTACGCGGAGTGGCTCAGTGGCGACGTCTGAGACGTTCCAGCTTCGGGTCTACCGCGTCGATCACCACCCTGGTCGAGAGGTCTGGCTATGTGAGATCCAGTTCGAGGGCGAATGGCGAGCGGCCATGATCGTCAAGCACGCGAGCGGGAAGATTGACATGACGGTCGCGCCTCCTACGGTGGGAGCAGATGGCTGACGAGACCAGGGCGAACTATCTCAAGTTTGACGGCGTTGACGATTACGTGACGGTGCCGGACGAGGGGTCCGTGCGCGACATGGGTGTGTTCACCTACTCGGCCTGGGTGTACCCGACAGCAGATGGGGATCGGGAGATCCTGTCCAAGTCGGGGTCGAAGCGCGAGCTGCGACTGGTGAACCAGGGCGACGCATTGACTCTGCGCGGCTGCGTCGTGGCCTCGTTCGATCCGGCGTGTAGCAACGCTACCGATGGCTCGTTGGTGCTCGACCAGTGGCAGCACGTCGCGATGACTTATGACGATGGCGCGGATCGCATGGTGCATCTGTTCATCGACGGGCAGGAGGTCAGCTACACGACGCAGTCGCAGGCGGTCGGCACGCTGGTAGCGGACGCAGGCTCCGACCTCAATCTCGGGCGACGCAGCACAGGCGGGCGGCACTTCGCGGGGGACATCGACGACGTGCGGGTCTGGAGTCGCGCGCTCTCTGTCGAAGAGATCCAGGCCAACGCCGAGCCGAACCTCGTGGCGTACTGGAAGCTGGATGAGGGCACGGGGCAGATCGCGAACGACAGCGCGGCCAATTCACACCACGGCACGCTGGGCTCGACACCCGGTGTCGATGTCAACGACCCGACCTGGGTGACGGATGCTCCGCCAGTCGATCCGCCTGTGGAGCCGCCGATCGAACCGCCTGTGGAGCCGCCTGTGGAGCCTCCGGAGATGCGAGCGCTCCTGTTTCATGTCCGGTACGACGCCTTGGAATGCGCGTTGGAGGTCAGATCGGTTGCAGACGGCGACACCTTCATCGGACCAGCCAGACAGATCGAGGCCAACTACTACACAGCGATGGGACACACGCCGGTAGCCGTACTAAAAGGTCGGTGGGTGGAGTGCTCGCCGAAATGGTGGCCTGAAGCCACGAGCCCCTGGAGCGTCGAGCCGCTCGTGAAAGTGCCAGAGCCGAGCGGTGTGAGCCTGCTGCTCGCGGGCGTGATCCTGCTCGTTGTTCTAGCGCGTCGGAAGTCGACATGACTTGCGCTGTCGATCGTCTGCTCACATACTGGGGCTGAGCGGGCAGTTGACCCCGAGAGCTGACGCGCTCTGAACGTAGGTGTGTCGGGGGGTTACAGGATTCCCTGACCATGTCGAGCCGCCGCTGGTCTGAACAGGATCGCGACCAGATCATCCGAATGACGGCAGAGGGTGTGTCGCGCGAGTCGATCGCCAAGCGACTCAAGACGAGCGTGTCGAGTCTCAGGCGTCACTTCCCCGACCTCCTGAATCACAAGGCGGGCGGGTCGCCCACGGAGTTCAGCGACACCGAGCGTGCGTCTGCGATCGCGATGGCGAGCTACGGGATCCCGCAGCGTGAGATCGCTGGCGTGCTGAAGTGCTCGCTCACCACGCTGAAGAAGCGACTCGGCGACGACATGCGAGCGGCGCCCACACAGGCGAACGCCAACGTGGCCCGCGCTCTCTACAGGAACGCCGTTCGCGACAACAACACACAGGCCCAGGTGTTCTGGCTCAAGGGGCGCGCCGGCTGGAGTGACAAGCTCGAGGTGGGTGTGTCCGGCGAAGTAGAACACACACACTCGCTGGACATGGTGGGGCTCGTGCGCCAGCTCTCGCCATCCGGGCGCGCGTCCCTGAAGGCCGTCCTCCAGGAAGTCCGCACACTGCGGGAGTCGGAGGCGATCGCCGCTGAGTCGCTCGACGTTCGGGCGCTCGCAGCTGGCGGCGCGTAGGGCCCCGTATGGCGTTCCCGCAGGAGACCCCGGCCGAGACCCCCCCCGATTCTCTCGATGCTCTTCTCGGCGATCCTGGCGGCGCTCTGGCGGCGCTCGCTCAGGTAGAGGGCGAGGGGAGCCTGCGAGACTACATCCCCCTCGTCTGGGACGTCATCGAGCCCAGCACCCGGCTCGTCCAGGGCTGGTGCCTGGACGCGATCTGCGACCACCTGGAAGCCGTCACACGTGGCGACATCAAGCGGCTCGTGATGAACGTGCCCCCAGGGTGCATGAAGTCGCTGACCACGGAAGTGCTGTGGCCCACGTGGGAGTGGGGGCCGATGAACATGCCGGAGACGCGGTACGTGTGCTCCAGCTACTCGGATAAGCTCACGATTCGGGACAACCTGCGCTCCAGGCGGATCATCCAGAGCGACGCCTACCAGGCCATGTGGGGCGATCGCTTCCAGCTCACCAAGGACCAGAACGCCAAGGTGAAGTTCGAGAACGACCAGACGGGCTTCAAGCTCGCCACGTCGGTCGGCGGCCTGGGCACAGGGGAACGTGGCCACAGGTTCGTGATCGACGACCCACACAACGTCCAGGAAGGCGAGTCGGTCAAGAAGCGGGAGAGCGCGCTGTACTGGTTCGCCAACGTGGTCCCGTCCAGGATCATCGAAGCAGAGACGTCAGCGATCATCGTGATCATGCAGCGTGTGCACGACTCGGACGTCACAGGCTTGATTCTAAAGGAGGAATTGGGATACGAGTGGCTGTGCCTGCCCATGGAGTACGAGGAGCGCCACAGGTGTTTCACGAGCGTTCCACGTGGAACGAACGAGCCCGAGCGCGTCACACGCTTCATCCGGGAGGGCGAGCCGATCCCCAGGTGGCTGACTGAGAGCGAGGTCGCAGAGGAGCTGGACGTTGGAGCTCCGCCTGGCTGGGAGCCAGACTACAGGATCATGTGGTCCCAGGATCGTCGTGACGTCGAAGGCGACCTCCTGTGGCCCGATCGCTTCTCAGAGCACCACATCGAGCAGGAGCTGAAGCCCCAGCTACGATCGTGGGGCGGCACCTACGCCGAAGCCGGCCAGCTCCAGCAGCGACCGGCACCACGAGAGGGCGGCATGATGAAGCGCGCTGACTTCCAGTTCGTCGACACGATCCCGAAGGGCGGCCGCTGGGTACGTGGCTGGGACTTCGCCGCCTCCACATCGGCTAGGGCCAAGTTCAGCGTCGGCCTGAAGATGGGACTCGTGGAGGGCAAGGTCTTCATCGAAGACGTCCAGCGCAAGAAGGCGACACCCGGCCAGCTCGAGGCCATGATCGTGATGTGTGCCGAGATGGACGGCCGTGACTGCGAGCAGGACATGCCACAGGACCCGGGCCAGGCGGGGAAGTACCAGAAGGCGGGGCTGTCGAAGATCCTGCACGGCTGCAACTTCCACTTCTCACCAGAGACCGGGTCGAAGCCCGAACGTGCGAAGGGCTTCGCCGCTCAGGTCGAAGGGCACAACGTGTACTTGCTTCGCGCGCCCTGGAACGACACCTTCATCAACGAGGCGTGCCTGTTTCCCAACGGCGAGTATTCTGATCAGGTGGACGGGTGCTCGCGTGCGTACGGTCGCTTGCTCATGGGCAGGCGTCGCAGGATCGGGGTCGCGCCAATCGCGATCGGGTCGGGGGGATAAGAGATGGCGGCTCCTTCATCTGTGGCGACGGACATCGGGATTCGACGTCAGCGTGTGCGACCCACGAAGACGGAGGGCGTGCCCGGCGTCGCCTTCTTCGGTGGCTTCATCGAGCGCGAGGAGCGCAACACGAAGCTGCTCGGCCCGGATCGCTACAAGACGTTCAGCGACATCCTGGCCAACACAGCGATCGTCGCAGCCGGGTGTCGCTACTACCTGAACCTGATCGCCAAGGCAGGCTGGTCGGTCGAGCCCGCACAGATGGACAAGGTGCGACGCCAGAAGGAAGCGGAAGTCCTGGCCGAGATCGTCGAAGACATCATCAGCGACATGCGCCGGCCCTGGCACCGGGTCGTGCGTCGTGCGGCGATGTACCGCTTCCACGGATTCAGCATTCAGGAGTGGACGGCGAAGCGACGTGACGACGGTGTGATCGGTCTCCTGGACGTCGCACCACGGCCACAGCAGACGATCGAACGCTGGGACCTCGAAGAGGACGGGAACGTCAAGGGCGTCGTGCAGCGTGCGCCGAACGACGGACGTAGCATCTACCTGAACAGGGACAAGATCGTGTACCTCGTCGAGGACTCGATCAGCGACAACCCAGAGGGACTCGGCCTGCTCCGTCACATGGTGGACGCGAACAACCGGCTGAAGGAGTTCGAGACCCTGGAGCACTACGGGTTCGAGACAGACCTCCGTGGGATCCCGATCGTCAAGGGTCCGTTCGCTGCGCTGGAAGACGAAGTGCGCCGCGGGAATCTCGCACCCGAAGATCGTGACCGGATGATCGCGCCGCTCCAGAAGTTCGTGGAGAACCATATCAAGAGCCCCACACGCGGGCTGATGCTCGACAGCGAGCCGTACCGAGATGAGGGAGAGAACCAGACGCCGTCCGGTATCGCGCAGTGGACGTTCGAGGTCTCGCAAGGAGGGGCCCAGGGCGCTGTCGAAGTAGCGGCCGCTATCGAGCGACTGAATCGCGAGCTGGCGCGCATCATGGGCGTCGAGGGGCTTCTGCTCGGAGGCTCGAACGTCGGGTCGCAAGCGCTCTCGATCGACAAGTCACACACGTTCGGGCTGATCGTCGATTCAGCGCTTGGCGAGATCCGTGAGCAGTTCGACAGCGACCTGATCGACCCGCTCTGGCGAATGAACGGCTGGGACGAGGAGCTCAAGCCCACGTTCAAGACCGACGTGGTGCGATACCGCGACGTGTCGGTCATCACACAGGCGCTCGTGGACATGGGCAACGCGGGGCTCTCTGCCGACCCGGACTGGGAAGGGATCAACGTCCTGATGGATCTTCTCGGCATGCCCAACGTGGACCTCGAGCAGCGTGCGATCGACGCGGCGCTCACACCAGAGCCTGAGCCCGAGCCCGAGCCCGACACACCTGACGACGGGGAGCCTGACGACCCGGAGAACGACGACGCCACACCCGGCGCTGACGTCGATGACGTCGATGACGAGGAAGATGATTGAGCAAGAACCTACAGATCCCGTGGCGCGTCAAGCCGCTCCGGTTCGGTGCGATTCGCTGAGTG